ATTTGGTGAACACTACTTCTTTGATGGTGAAGTAATCTTTGGTAATCTTAACCAAGTATATCCTTTTAGAATTCTTGGTGATGCTAGAGTTGAAGGTACTCACTACATTTATAAAGCGGAGCTGATGGGTGGTAACACTACTGGTGTTCCCGGTGAAAGACTTCAAGCTGGTGAAAGATTCTCTGTAGGTTTTGCACCTGTAGAAAGAGAGCTATCAAGAAGTGTTGGTGGTGTTAGATTTAACTCACCTGTATCTATGAGTAATGAGTGGACTACTCTTAGAATCAAGCATAAAGTATCTGGTGCTCTTCTTAACAAGAAGGTTGCAGTAGGTGTTCCTATGGAATCCCAAGATGGTACTAAACATACCACTACTAACCTATGGATGCACAATGAGGACTATGTGCTTGAAAAGCAATGGCAAGACTATAAGAACATTGCTATGGCTTGGGGTACTTCTAACCAAAATGCTAATGGTGAATATCTGAACTTTGGTAAGTCAGGTGAAGCTATTAGAATGGGTGATGGTCTTTATGCTCAACTTGAAGTTGCTAACACTACATACTACAATGACTTCAGCCTCAAGCTTATTGAGGATGCTCTATATGACCTATGTTACAATAGACCTGATGTAGAGAATAGAACTATTGTAATCAGAACTGGTATGAAGGGTGCTGAGCAATTTAGCAAGGCAGTAAATGATACTATCTCTGGATGGACTAATCTTACTATCAATGCTGATAACCTTGGCATGATTAGAAAGACTTCAGGATGGCATCCTAATTCACTAGCTGCTGGTTATCAGTTCACTGAATACAGAACTGCAAGTGGTCTTAACATTAAGGTTGAGATTGATAAGTTCTATGATGACCCCGTAAACAACAAGATTCAACATAGTCTTGGTGGTCCTGCAAGTTCATATAGATATGATATTCTTGACCTTGGTTCTTCTAATGAGCCTAACATCTTCAAGTGTAAGCTCAAGGGACAGGATGAAATCAGAAGCATCCAACCTGGTATTAGAGACCCGTGGACAGGTAAGACTAATGTAGAATATGCTTCTAATGATGAAGATGCATCAACTATTCACAAGATGACTACATTTGGTATCTGTGTTCTTGACCCTACTAGAACAATGTGCATTATCCCTGCTGTTCTACAAGGCTAAAAGATAAATTCAACATAAAACTGACTTGGGGGAGGGAGGTTTAAGCCCTCCTTCCCCTTTATACTTTAAACTATGGCAAAAGGAGTAGAAGAAAAAGAACCACAGCTAGTTAGCTGTTTAAAAAATGAAAAAATCTGTATTAGGTTTGTACCTAGACAAAGTCATATGGTAACAGAACCTCGCCACATTTTATATGGTGGCATGGCAGATGATGCAGTTAAAACATTTGTAGTACCTAAACTATCTACAGGTACATTTGTGAATGTACTTACTAATAGTGAAATGGCTTTCCTAGAGAATTACCTTGGATTGGAGAAAGGTGCCTTAAGTGTTTATAAAAAAGATAATAACTTCTGGAGTGATGCTAATCCTCAAGGTATTAATAAAGTTAGACTTAGAAAACAAGATAATTATCTTGACCTGAGTGTCCCAGAAGATTATATAAGATATAAAATTCTTCTTGCAAATAAAGATTTCATTGCCCCATCTCAAAAAGTGCTTGAAGATAGACCTAAAGCTACCTATCAATTTGTTGTTATTGAAGGAAGTGAGCAAGTAAATACTGCTAAGAGAAACATGAATATTACTAGAGAGTGCTACATGGAATTTGGTAAAATTGAGAATGATATTGAGACTCTTATGTGTATTGTAGAACTCTTAGATGGTAGAAATGTAGCTCCTAGTACTAGCCTTGATTTCCTACAAACTAAGATTGATAGCTTTATTCAATCTAATCCTAAAGCATTCCTCAAAGTAGCAAAGGATGAAACATTACCTACGAAAGTACTTATTAGAAGAAGTATTAATGCTGGCAATATTGTTAAGAGAGGTGATTATTTGTATCTGAAGAAAGATGGTAAGCCTATGTGTGGAGATAATGAAGAGCCTGTACTAAGTGTTGCAGTTAAATTTCTCAACAATCCTAGGAATCAAGATATTAAACTAGGTCTTGAAGCTCTTCTAAACAGTAAATAAACGGTGTTTAGCACTATAATACAATATACTCAATGACAAATTTAGAGCTGAGTAATGAGTTTGATGTGTTGTATAACAACATAATGTCCAATCAAGCACCTGGATTAGATGAATATGAGAAGTCCGTATTTTTAACTAAAGCTCAGGATGAGATAGTTAAAGCCTACTTTAATCCAAGACTTAATAAACCTCAAGAGGGTTTTGATGCTAATGAGAGAAGGCAAATTGACTTTTCAATGATTATGAGAAGTAAGAAATATACTTCAGACTTTGGTAACTCTTTCTTTGATTATAGAGATAATACTAAATCAGTAACATTAGATAAAGACATTCTTATGTTTGTCAATGAGTATGTTGAAGTGAATAGGAATGGTATTGCTAATGAGAAAGAAACTGAGGATGAAAAAACAACTTTCACAGGAGGTAATACTGTAAGACTAACAGTAGTTCCTATTAACTATACTGAATACTCAAGATTAATGAGTAAACCTTATAAAAGACCTCTTCATTATCAAGCATGGAGAATACTTGATAATAGTGGCTCTGATGAGGCTACAGTAAGTACCTCTGAGGATACTATTCTTACTCAACCTACTAAGAGAGTAGAGCTTGTTATCGGGCCTAATGATACTTTAATATCTTATGTTGTAAGATATGTAAAAAGACCTAGAGCAATAAGACTTATTAAATTTGATGAAGTAACTCTTGATGGTAGTAGTGAAGAGCAGACTTGTGAGTTAGACCCTATTCTGCACCATGAAATTCTTCAAAGGGCAGTAGAGCTTGCTAAAGCTGCCTATACTGGAGATTTAAATAGTCAGGTAGCACTTGGTCAAACAAGTCAAACTAATCTTGGAGTAGTAACTCAAGCTTCTAGATAATTATGACAACAATAGAATTTAGCAGTGCTTTTGATGCCCTTCTCAGTAGCTACAATAATACAGCTGAGTTTGGTAATACTAATTCTAGAGCTGATGTAGTATTAGATGAATATGAAAAATCATTATTCTTGACAGAAGCTCAAGACCAGATTATTATAGAGCTTTATAGTGGAAGGAATGATAAAGCATCTTCATTTGAGAAGACAGAAGAGCTTAGAGCTAACTTGAGAAACCTCATTAAGACAGCTACAATAGCTGCTTCAAGTGAGACTTACAGTGGCTTATCAGAGTACTCTAAGTTCTTTAAACTTCCTTCAGATATTCTATTCATAACTTATGAGACTGCTACTATTGGTGATGAATCTGCTGGTTGTAAGAATGGTAAGACTATTGCAGTAATACCTGTTACTCAAGATGCCTTTCATAGAATAATGGAGAACCCATTTAAACAAGCTAATAAAAGAAAAGCTCTTAGGCTTGACAATGGACTTGACATAGTGGAAGTTGTTTCTAAGTATAACCTTACTAACTATACTGTAAGATATATCTCAAAGCCAAAACCAATAGTACTAACAAACCTTTCAGAGATGAATGTATTCCCTGAAGTTGGAGGTAAAGAAACAAATTGTGAACTTGATTCTGTATTGCATAGACCTATACTCGAAAGAGCAGTTCTACTTGCTATGAGTAGCAAAGGCATTCAGAATAGAAAATAATGTTTAATTAAACTTTTATGTAAAATGGCAATTAAGTCAGTAAATCAGAACAGACAGTTCTATGTAGTATCAGAACTAGTAACTACAGAACCAAAGACAGAAGGTCAACTTAAACTAGGAAAGACTCCTGATGGTAAGCAAATCTTCTTCAAACACTATGGTAAAGGAGGTTTGACTAGAACTGACCTTATTGATGTAGATAAGATTAGTTATGCTAAACTTACTTCTAAAGAAGACCTACAAAGAAAACTTAAGAAAGCTGTAGTAAAACTCAGTGATGAAGTTAATGAAGGTAATCCTATTACAGGTCAAGATTACATTCTAAGAGTAACAATCTTTAATTATCTTGCTCCTGGTGATGCTTGTCAACTAGTTAAATCAGCAGCAGTTCATGCTACTAAAGCTATGGCAACTAATAAAGAAGCTTTCTACAAGAAAATGGCAGAATCACTAACTCTTAATTTCAGCAGAGAAGTACAACCTCTCCTAACATTTGAAGGTACTGCTGATGGTATTACTATTACTGAGGTAGCAGACCAACCTTGGAGATTGGGTATCTATTCTCAAGAACCTGTTAATTTCAGCCTTACTCCTACTACTGTTAAGTTTGAAGGTGAAGAAGTTATTTGGGGTGAAGTTGAATACAGTACTACTGACACTGTAGTAGGTAATGGTAAAGAGATTGCTGACCTTGAATATTTCTGTTCAGCAGAAAGAGGTGATATGTTCAGAAACATGGGTTATCCTTACAACATTGATGTTAAGTTTATGGTTGACCCGGATAAAGAATATGATGTAATTGACCTTCACTATGCTTATTCTGGTGATGGTGTTCAAGTCCATAAGTCTGAAAAAGACCTAACCTTTGTGTCAGCAGCTGCTGGTGTTCTTACAAGTATCAAAGCAGCAATTGCAGCTGTAGGTGTTACTTTTGAGGGGAGTACTGAAGGATAACATAAGGGGAGGATTTAAACCTCCCCTTTAATTTTATATAGACTATGATAGTATTCAATGAATGTAGAATAGACTCAGAAGGTAAATATCTTATTGTAGAAGCAAGTGTAGAGAACCTTGACTACTTCAAGAATGTCTACATAGAGTCTATAGTAATAGATACTCAAGATACCTACTCAGCTAATGGTCCAAGTAATAAAGCAGTATATACCAAAGAATTTGACAATACTGAAAATAAGAAAGTTCTATCTGAAACAGACAAAGAGCAGATTTATGAGGAGGGAGATGAAGTTCTTGAAGTATATTGTGATGAGAAAGACCTTGTAAAGAATATAAGACTTAGAATACCTGTTGCTGATATTGCAGTAAATAGTCTTAATGATAATATCTTCTTTGTATATATTCAAGCTGGTGGTGACCCTGTAGCTTCTGATGGTTTTGCTCCATGTGGAATGGATGAAGTATATACTATGGGTATTGCTATTAATATGAGACCTATCTATAATATGGCTATGAGTTATATTAGAGAACTTAATAGTGAATGTGAAATCCCCAGAGGGTTTATAGATATGATTCTTAGACTTAAAGCCTTTGAACTCTCCCTAAAGACAGGTAATTATCAGACTGCTTTTAAACAATGGGATAAACTAAAGAATAGAGCTGTTATTCCTTCAAAGAAAAATTGTGGTTGCCATGGAACTTACTAATGAAGTATATGATGCTGTAAACAGATACTTTTCATTACTTAAGCATACTGGATATAAACCTTATAGTCAAGTAGAGAACTTAATTATAATGGTTTTTATTGAAGAAATGCTTGATGGTCCCCTATCACAATTTATTACTGAGAGAGATTACAACTCTATAGTTAATAGTTTGTATTGTTTATATGGAACCTGTATGATTCCATTCCCTGACTATAAGAAAGCTATTGCTGAGGTACAATCTAAATCACCTAATAAGTATAGAGTAACAGAGGATGGAGAGTTAAGAGTGTCTGAAATAATTGGTTTAAGAATAATGTCTTAAGAGACTATAATAAATTTACTGAACTGCTTGCATAGGTTATAATTTCTTTTTACCTTTGTAAGCAGTTTTATTATATATAGATATGGCAACTTATAGAGAGATTGTACATCTTGTATTAGATGAATTGAAGGTGCTGTCTGATGATAGTTATTTTACTGAGGAGCATGTTATATTCCTCTCAAGTAAATACAGAGGACTACTTCTCAAGCAACAATATAAAGATGTAAAGAAAGAAATACCAGAGTCTAATTATCAGACTTTATGCTTAGACCTTATACAAGTTCCTGCTATTGTAGGGGAGGAATGTGAGGGGGGAACATACCTTAGAAGTAAAGAGAAGATTCCTTACCTTATGTCTATAATCTCTCCTAGAATATATACAGAGGATTATTATCAAGGTGAAATAACCTATATATCAAAAGAAAGAATGAGATATGTAGGTCATAATAGATGGCTACCTAATATAGTATATGCCTCTATTGGACCTGATAATTATTTATACCTTAAGTCTTTTAATCCTCAGTATCTTTATCTTGAGAGTATTAAGTTAACAGGAATATTTGAAAACCCTGAAGAAGCTTCAGAATTTGAATGTGATAGTTCTGATATATGTGATATATTAGATAAGACCTTTCCTTTAGAAGAAGCTCTTATTTCTCAACTTATACAGCTTGTAGTTAAAGAACTTTCAGCAGCTATTTATAAACCTGCTGACCAAGAGAATAATGCTGCAGATGACCTTTCAGACCTTGCAACATATATTAGAAATAATGCAAAGTCTAATCTACAGAAACAGATTGAAACTTAATGGAAGAGTTTAGAAGGAAGATACTAAAGTTAAATAGTCCTAGA